CTTCCTTTGCTTGTTGATTCGGTTGCCCCATCCTGTTACCTGGGTAATTCGGGTCGCGTACTGGCTGTGTTGGGGTTCCTGGCATTGTTTTTCTAACGGCCATTAGAGTAATCCTCCGGTCTCAAAAGTAATTGCTGCTGCATAAAACTCGTACGGTCCTGTGGTGCTTTGAAAAGCAAAACTGATGCTGGCGCAACGCCCAAAGGCTGTAAGCGAATAAACATCGTCTCCCCGAATTTTAGGAGCACTCCAAAGACTTTGATTCCAAAGTCCTGAGTTCCAGTTGAATCCCACCTCTGTGTTTTGCGTCGTGTAGGTGAATGGAACTTCTTTAAAATCTACATCGGTCCCGATAGAAAACGTTTCGCCTGGTGCGCTTTTTACGTGTGGGCGAATCATTGTGAACCGCTTGATTCGAGCCCTATCTTTGAAATAGTTATAGGCTAGATGGACCTCGCTTTTTATCGGGGCACCGTTATCAAGAGCCCCTGTTTCGGCTTTAAATACTCGCCCGTTTTTGCCTCCAAAATAGATATCATTTTGAAAAGGCGACCATACTTTTGCTTGCATCCCAGTGTATTGTGCCCATGCCCCTCGGTCGGGATTGAGAACAAATTGTTGCGCAATCTCGGGAACAGGAATGTTAAAATAAACGGCTTTGCCAGCACTATGATACGCCGCACACCAACCATCAGCTGCGCCGTAATCTTGCGCCGCTGCTAAGAAAGCTTGGTTGATATTTGCCGTAATGCTGGCATAAGTTGAGTTATTGCCTCCTGCTAAAAGCGAGGAAAGGGGCGTTATTCCGGCTTTGTGAATGATAAGAAGATCCGAACCTAAGCCCAAGTATCCGCGTCGTCCAGCGACAGGCTCAGGCAGAAAGAATCGTCCAGCTATTGCCCAATTACTTGCATCTTCTGGATTGCTCCCAGAGTAAAGAAGCACCTCGCCTTCACTTGATACGATGACAAAATAATCGGTTAATCCAACGCCCGTATCTCTTGACCATGAAGCGACAAATTGAACAGTACCGCCTCTTTGTAATAGATAGCTGTAATCAATCCGGTGCATCTGTCCTTGAAACGCTGCCGTGTTGCTGTTCCATACGTAACTGGTGTTCTTTTCAACAACAAAAAGGCGGCTTTTGTACTGGCACGCCTGTATTAAGTTTGACGGCGTAAGCGTATGTACCTGCCCGTTAAAACTAGGCTGACTCCACGTTGTCCCATCATACATTTGGGGCGTATCGCTTCCGTTGAAGAACAGCACTCGATTACCAATTAAAACATGCTGCCATGTGCTATTGGTAATAGTTGGACCTAACGCTACCGAGCTTGAGGAGGTAACGTCGTAAAATTGAGTACCTGCACATGCAATAAGCTTTTGGCTTCCGTTGGCTAAAGGCAATTCAACAAGAGTATTTACATCACTCGTGTTAGCGGTGATGGCGCAATGCTGGATAAACCCTTTGCGAGTCCTAACAAACCCGTCATCTGGGAAAGCATTAATCATCTTTACGGCATACTCAGGCCCCATCTGATCCAGTGGGGCTCTGGTGTTCCACCCGCCTGTTGGTGCTGATATGGTTGCGGTTGTGCTTCTCATTTACGCTCCCACGGAGGTACATAGCCTGGGGCTTCGTAAACTTTAGATTGTCCTGCTTGCCATTTTTGAACGTTTGGGTCGTTGTAAAGGATATTTGCCGCCTCTTGATAGGTTTCGGGGGTCCAGTTGATATCTACTGTTCCTTTTTGTTCTGTGACTAACCCATTACGTAAAGCGATATCCATCATTTGCAACCTTTTTTCTAGCGGCAGTGCTGTGTATTCTTCCCCGAATGTCTCAAGGTTAGTTGCAAACTCTTGAATATCTTGGGCTCTTAGATCGGCATCCTTTCCGCTGTTGGCAAACTTGTTATTCACCCAGTTGCCCGATTCATCGTAACCGACAAAATCTTTTGGTAACGCTTTATTTTGAGCTTTTAACGCAGCGTCTTTTGTATCCACCCATTCAGGTTTTGGGAGATCAAACCCGTAATAGTTTTTTAAGCGTTCCCACCGAGCTTTCTCTATATTAGGGGCAGTGCCGCCGAATATGCGGCCTATGCCTTTTGCAACCAACCAAGAGGGACTCATCCATGATGGCATCCCCGCCTTCATAAGCTTTGCGTCGAGATATGCAATCGGACTTACAGGAGCTAAGCTTCTAGAAATGCCTTCAGCGTCTCCGGCTTTTGCAGCGTCCCAAGCCCTTCGTCCTGATCGTGCTAGAGAAGGAGCGGCTGCTATTGCTGCATTAACCACTGCACTAATTGGCCCACCTGCTGCATAACCCTTAGCTCCTGCAATCGCAACATCTTTAGTATAATCGCCCATCTCCGATTCAATCTGACCGAATCGAGGAGATTTGTATCCCGTATCAGGTCCAACCCCCGCACCGCTAGGGGATCTAGTTGGCATCTGAACTTGCGTTTGCGCTTGGGGTAGAGGTTGAGTTTGAGTCTGGACCTGGCTCTGCGGAGGTACACCTACAGGCTGTTGCTGTTGCCTCCTCTTTTGTTCGCGCCTAAACCACTCGGCGTAATCGATGTACGGCATAGAGTTAGGCTCCTAATCGACTAAGAACATGGTGTGGTAATACCCATCAGCAATGTGAATCGTGTTTAATGGGGCTGATATTAATACCGGAGCGGAGCGATTCGTCGTTGTGCCATCTCCAATACTATAATTAACGTTTTCCCCCCACCCATACATAGCCCCATTTGCTTTCACTGCATGGTGATGACCTGTTGAGCCTTTGCTGGATGCCAAGATATCCCAATCAGTTGCTGTTCCAATTTGAGTTGGTACCAAGTAGGTTGTTGTGTTCCCTTGTCCAAGCCAACTATTAGCCCCATAGCCCCATGACCACAAAGTCCCATCAGTCTTTAGACCAATACTGTGGTAGTATCCTGCCGCAACGCTCTTCCAGTTAGTTCCGGTACCAATTTGGACTGGAACCGTTCGAATGTTTCCACTAGTGCCATCTCCAACTTGGCCATAATCATTATATCCCCATGCCCAAAGCGTCCCGTCGGTTTTTATTCCTAATGAATGGCGATCTCCAAGTGAGATTGAAGCCCAAGTTGTCCCTGTTCCTATTGGAACGGGACTAAATTTACTTGCTTGGGTTCCATCTCCAAGGTACCCCCAAGCATTACTGCCCCAAGCCCACAACGTACCGTTGGTCTTAATCGCCATGGTATGGTTTTCGCCAGCATAAACCTTTGACCAATTAGTATCCGTACCAATTTGAATAGGAGACGCACTAGGGTTGTTTGTCCCGTCGCCAAGAGGCCGCTGGCCTGCTGGACAATTTACTTGCCCCCATGTCCACAAAGTCCCATCTTGTCGAACCGCAAGGGCATACTGATATCCGCAACTAACATCAGTCCAAGTAAAGCCAGTTCCTATTTGAACCGGAGGAGTTACCGAAACATCGTCAAAGCTACCGTTTCCAATAGCCCCAAAGTTTCGACCACATGACCACATTGTGCCGTCTGTTTTTATAAACAGTGTGTTTCGCTCTCCTGCAGAAACCTTTGCGTATTCATTTACATATAACATGGCGCGAGGAGTGGCAGCATTAAACGCAGTACCATCCCCAAGCTGCCCGTTTTGGTTCCAACCAATCACATATGGATACAGATCTGTTGGCACAGTAGGCACAACCGGAGTGACCGGAGTACTACTAGCTCCTCCAATAAACCCAACATCTCGGCATCCCGTATCGATGAATCCGCAATTATGCCGGAATAGGTTGCTTGTTCGTCCACCATTGCGCTCGGCAAGGTCGTTTCTTAACCCGATGTTAAACTCGGCCTCTAAATCTTGATACTCAAGCCCCTTCATGCGGTAGAAACGGGCAAGAATCCCCTTCATTAGAAGGGATGGTTCAATTAGTGGCTCATCGGTATCGGCAACAAAACGCTCATAAAGAACGTTAGGCTTGCGGGTCCAAGTAATTGTTCCATCGTTTCCACTGTTGGCTATTGTAGGCGCAGAACTGCCCGCTGTGCCGCTTGTGTTCGCAGTCCAATACTCACCATCAGAGAACACCCACATGCCCGCTGTGACGCTCATAGAGGCCGCCCAATCGCGAGGCTTTATCCATGTCTTTGAGCGGTAAAAAAGGCTGATTGTTTCGGTCCCCACTGGAGTAGGATGCATTGCAACCGCACGAGTCGCTTTGCTGCTTTGAGTAACACGAAACGCAAACTTAATTCCGGCGTTGCCTGTTTGTGTAAGAGCTTGCCATTCCCGAGGCGTAATCGGGCCTCGTAGTGGGGTCATATCTCCGGTGTACCATGCTGTCGAATCTAATAGTTCGGCACAATCAGCAGGGAGCGTCTGATTGGTTCCAGCAACAAGGGAAAGAGAGGAAAGCTTTGTAAGTTGCGGCCAATCGAACATCCGAACGGCTTCAATGCCTCGTTCGTTGGCAATCGCTAGCAACTGTCTTGTGGTTGCGTCCGTATTGTTAATTATGGATGTCGGGCGAGGGAACCCACCAAAATCGCAGGCATCTTGGAGAACAGAAAGAAGAGTCGCCACGTTTTAAAATCCTGTAAGACTTCAAAACGGAGAGGCTCTAAATGGGCCGCCGTTGATAACGCTCTCTTAAATGGCAAGGAGGGGTCGAGCGACTTCCCCTCTTTATCTTATGTCAAACGTTGTGGTTTTACCACTGAAACTTTTTATAGATTCAACTTAAAACGCAACCCACTGAATTGATCCAGATACTTGTACTGCGCCACCAAGGGATAAGTTTAATAGGGCTCCTACTGCGGTAGAAAACCAACTTGTCGGATTATGAGGTAAAACTTTCATAGCATTTGCTGCAAGGCTTTGAACACCTGAAAGAGAAGTCCCACCAGCACCGCTCTGAAAATCTATTGTTACAGCTCCAGCGACAACCAGTTCGTATGATAAAACGTAAATAGCCTTACCAGCTTGAGCCGCCACTACTGTGTTATTGCCAAGAGTCGCCGCTGATATTACAGATGTGTTGACTAATAAAAGTTCTCCTGCGGGAGACCAAATTCTATCAACCGCATTGCCAAATGTTACGCCATTCGCAAATCCGCTCATTTTTTACCCTTTACGAGTTCTTTTAACATGTCTTGGAGTTCGGCATTTTGCTTTTGCATTGCCGCCATCTGCTCTTTAAGAGCTTCCACTTCAACGTTTTTGCTTGGCTTTGCGTCAAGATAATCGCTAGCTCGCTTTCTCATGTTCATCGCGCCAATCCCAATTGCGCTCAACACATGATCGCCCACTTTTGACAACTGTTCAACCGAAAAAACATGGGCTCTTGTGCACATATCTTTTTGCGTTTCGGTAAACCCAAGAACGTCAAGAGGGGTGCCGATGTCTTGCCCTTCATTAAGCTGCCATTGCCTATAAACTTCTGAAAATCGCTTAATATCAGCAGGAGTCACCACGCGCACAACCGTATCGCCGCCTGGGACCTTTATTTCAATATATTCAAGCTGTACGGAATCGTCGTAGATATCACGTTCCTCAATTCGGCTTTCCTCTGCTTTGTACTTTGGCCCTCGATAAAACCGTACTCTAAGCGACGAATCATCCCCGTGACGCATGCGTTGGCCTGAGTTTGGCATCCTATCTTCTAATATTTGTGGAAACATGAATCCTTTCCTTTTTTAAATAGGGAGGAGCCGTCTCCCCCCTTTACCCTATGCCTTAGTTGCTTGCTCCGTAGAACAATTCACCTGGGCAATAAATTCCGATGTTTACATCGGCTGCGGCAACGGCTGCCGAGCTATTGTGGAACGCATTAAGGAACTTACCAGTAATGGCAAGGTCATCAAGCTTTCCGTCAGTCGCGCTTAAAGATACTTGAGCATTGGCCGCAATAGCCTGTGCAGAAGTCGCGCGGAGAAATCCACCAGTACCAACCCAGAAATAATTTCCGGCTGGCACTGTAGCAAACTGCACAATCCCTACGCAGCCAACAAGTGCATCATCCCCCGCTGCGCCTACTTCTAGTTCCCCAGAAGTAGCGTTTAAACGAAGAATATATGCAAAACGAAGCGCAAGAGTTCCCGCAGTTCCGTTTTTAACAAGTCGATAAACAGCCCCATCTTTTCCGGTTACACGGTCACCCGCTTTAAATCCGGTAGGGAGGGAAGTTCCGACGAATTCCAGTTCAACCCCACCAAGGGGCTCAATTATTCCAATACCCATAATAAAAGCCTCCGATAAAGTTTACTGTTGTGCGTAGCCCTGAAGGAAGAGGTTTCTTCCTGTCATGTTACCAGCCCATGCAAGGTAACGAACGGTTGCATCCTGGTTAAACGAATCTCGAGCTTTCAAAGGCACGAAGTTGCGCTTCGATGCAGTTTTGAAGAACAAGTGATTCAGGTTGAGGAATCGGGTAATAGTCGCTGTCGACACACCCTGATATCCACCACCGTTAATCACTGGGATTCCCATGAACTCAAGATCGCCGCCGCCAATGGTATCAACCGTAGCTTGCCCGACCTTCATGATTCTCTGGACGGTCTGTAGAGACTCACGATAGAAACGATAGTGCGTGCCGCCTGCATAAATCAGGGTAGGTCGCTCGTTGTTCCGTGTGAGTGCATCAACGCAAAGCCCATAGAACGACTGAATGGTTTGGTTGCTGATGGTGATGCTGTTATCGGAAGCGTCAAGAAGCTGGTTTCTTGCCCAAGTGTAAGTGCTTCGGTCAATTCCACCAACGGTCCCAGAAGTAGGAGCCGAAGAGACAAGAAGTCCAAGACCGCCTATCTGCTTACCGCCATCTGCTGTACCATCCGATTCAATATCAACGGCCAGCTGGTTCATCATGGTGTACTCAGCAGCTTCGATTCTCTTTTCGAGAAGATCAAATACCTGCTCAGGTCCAGTGTTCTGAACATCGCTTTCAAGACCGTTAATAACAACGGCAACAGCTACCTGTTTCCAGAGAAACCGGAAAGCAGTGAATTGCTCAGTCTGCGAAGTGTTAAGAACCTCTCCACCAGAATAACGCTGATAGGAAGGGTTCTCTGCGAACAGCTGTTCTTCGAGAATAGATTCCCCACCAGAAACGAGTTTTTGGTTGTCCTTCATGAATCTCAGCAACGGAATGTTGCGCGAGATCCCATCTGCCATTTTCTTACTTCTTTTGTACATTGTAACGGTGAGCATTTCACCGATACTTGCATTAGGCGTTGCCATTTTTTAATCCCTAAAAGTAGCCTGTTTCTTTAGCTGCCTGCATTAGGGCTTCACGGATGGAGTTTGGTTCTTTTGTCTTGGATGGCGCACCACTTATCCCACTAATTCCGCTTGCTGCTCGCTTTACAGATTGTGGTACTGGTTGTGGCTTCCTTAATGAAGCAAAAGACGGGTGTCGCATCGCCGCTCCATAGGCCGTTTCGAGCTGTTCCTCGAACGAGAGATAGGGGTAGCTCTGCTGAATCTCAGGAATAATTTGGGCCATTGCTTGCCGGACCTCGGCAAAATGCGGCTTTGCAGCCCCCCAATTATTTATGTATTCAGTTAGCTGGCCGACCTCCATTTGTCGCTGTTGCTCTGCAATGCTTTGCCTTTGCGCTTCAATTTGACTTTGTTGTTCCCTTAACTGCCATCGTGCTTGCCTTACTTCAGGCGGTTCATTCAACTCTGGGTCGCTTGCAAGGTCGTGCAGGGAGATACGGTTCATATCGGCAAAACGCTTAATAAACCCCGAAGGGTCTTTCATCATTTCGCCCCGCTCGGCTAGGAGACGTTCAACGATCTGGCCTCGCGATACGTTATGTTTTTGTAGCTCCGCATCATAGGGTTTAAGAGCCTTATCGACTTCCTCAAAGGTCTTTCGCATGGTTGCAAACTGCCCTCCGATCTTGCTGATGTATGAGTGCATTTGAGCTTCGCGCTGATTGATGTACTTTCGCACATCTTTCGGCACACTCGCCCAACGCTGGCGCATCTCAGCAACCCACTGTTCAGGCTCAGGGATGTCCTCTTCCGCTTCACTAAAGACTGGCTCCTCTTCAGGAGTTTCTTCAGTTTCTTCTTCAAAGGTGGCTTCCTCGTCGTCGCCTTCTACATCGGTCTGTGGTAAATCTGGTTCAGAAGCCTCCTCGACCTGATTAGTGTCGTTTAATTCGCTTAGATCCTCAGCGGCTTCCATTAAATCATTTCGTACGTCGCTCATCGGCGTATTCCTTCAGTGATATCGTTAGGGTTCACCTCTTCGCAGTCTCTTAACTCCTGCGGCACATTCGCGTTTATGTAATCCTTGTTGCCTTTCATCGCAGCGGTATACCACGCTTTTATTTCTTCGATATCCTCCCGTAATCCTTCTAAGTGTTTATTCTGATGCCGCCCAACTGATGCCCAAGTGCGGTCATCGTCAATTTCCACGTAACCTTTTTCTTTCGTTACACGCCGAAATGCGCTCTTGCTGTCAAACGTTTCTCCAGTCGCTGGGTGCCAGGTCGGGGCAATTGTATCTTGATGGACAGCAGGGGCAGAGGAAACAATTGTAGACGGCACTTTTTCAACAAGCTTTTGTGTTGCCGAATCGTAAACCCATTTGCCGCGCACCCCTTGAATATCAATCATAACTCTTGCATTAAATAGTTTAACAGAAGTTCTAAATCCTCGTATTCTTCCGCTTCCTTTCGTTTCTTCTCTTCTTCGTACAGTCTAACGGCTTTTTCGTATTCCTGCTTAATATATTCTTCTAGTCGAATCTTAGCTTGATACGCTTCTGCTGCCTTGTTTAGCTCATTAGCTTTAATTTGCAGCTCTAACAACTGGAAACTAATCGCGATTTGTTCTTCAGCTAATCGCAAAAATTCTTGTTGTTTGTCTAACGACTGGCGTTCCCTTTGAGCTTGTTGCGCCGTATCTATCGCAAAAACAGTTTGTTGCAACTGCTTCTTAATCTTCTTTATAACGCGACGCGCTTTTCGTGGTTCGCCTTTTTTACGCTCCTCAATTATCCATATTTCTTGGTATATTTTCGATATGGGAGGAACTGGAGGTTCCCCATAATTTTGCAAAAGCGTCAAAAGCATCTTTTTAGCTCAATAGCGATTTCAATTTTTGGAGCGTCGCCCCCGTTGTTTCGATTTCCGTTTCAATCCTAGCGATCTGTTGGATATCCCCCAATGCAATAGCTGTGCCTAGTTGAGAGTTCAAATAATTCAAACGGTTTTCGCATAAGAATATCAATTCTTCTATATTCATTTTTTACCCTAAACAAGTGGTATAAGCTCTTGGCCTATCGTGGAAGCGTGAGACTGCAACAAGACAACGTCATAAAGGTCCGTCCCGTCTATTGCTGCATAAGCTGCGATTCTATTCCCAACTGCTGCGGTTCCGGTCTGTATCGAGTCTGTTGGCGTATATGGCGATAGCACCCTGTTTTTTACATCGAATCTAAATATCTGATTCAATGTGTTGTTAACATAAATATTCATATAAAACATGCGCCCTTCGTTTCCAAAAGGTGAATAACTTCCGCATGTTCCCGTTGTTAGAGTTACCGCGCCATCGTAAGTAATCGCGCCCGTCCACGTTCCTGTAATACTCCCTGCGATGTCCAGAACATCAAGAGTTGTCGCACCCCCTCGGAAGAAATAGCAAAACGATTGCCGCGCATTTCTGGCTAAATCTGGCTGAATCCCGAACGATGGTGCCCACAATCCGCCCGCTGCATTTGCTGCTGGTGCTGCGCCAAAATAAGTCGTGCTCCAAGATCCAGCGGTAATGTTATTGGTCCCGTTGTTTATCGTCGCATCGGTATAATTGTAAGTAAAAACCGTTGTTAACCCGGACGTTCTCAATAGCATTAGGTTTGGCAACTCGATAACGTATTTTGCGCTAGATGATGGCTGAGTGGTCCATGCCGTTCCCAGCGTATAAACCGGAGATACCCCCCCGGTGTGTGATGCAATAATTCTTCTCTGGCCAACCGCTGCCGGTGTTGTTACATCTTCAACTATTCTAATCTGAAAGTTCCGATATTCGTTTGCAGCAACCACTGCATCGCCTAAAGCCGCCTGCCCTGTAAGGCTCGATGCCCCTGAGCCTGTTGCAGTAAGAGCTTTTCTTGCAACTAAATTCGTATCGTAGGTGTAACCACCCTTTATCATCCCTTCGCCCGGCACGCAATCAAAGGGCGTGTACTGCTCATCAAGTACCATAAGTGAGCTATCTATGCTGATATTTGCCGGTAAATTGGTCGTACTTAAACCCGTAGATAGGGTGTTCGTTGCAACCTCGAAAGATCTCCATATATTGGATGAAACCGTTGCCGCGTTAAGCATAAAAACGCGGCCCGCAAGAATTTCATATCGTGCGCCGCTGGAAGGCGTAAAGGTAAACGCATTATCTACATTTATATTCGGTGTTGTTCCGGAGCTATTGCCCACGATATACCGCTCTTCGGTTTTCCCTACGGTCGAATCAATAATACGCAGCTTAAAGCCGTACTCGCCTGAGCCTCCTCGGTTTGCAAGCATATTCACCCCGACCGCTGTAGCGAGTGCGGTGCTGAGCGTCACACTGGTCGTTGTTGCTCCGGCTGCTATCGTTCCAACTGCCCCAAAACTAGGCACGTACGCGATCGTTGCACCTGCACCCAACGACCCTGTAAGTGATGGCGATTGAACAAAATTCCAAGCTTTGGTCACAATGTTATAACGATTCAATACTGTGTTGCTTGCCAACTGATATACATACGGATTTCGAGAAATATCAGACCTTAAATCGGAAGCAAGGCATACACCTGAAGCATGGGTGTTCGGAGCTGGTGAAATCTGAGCCCATATTAGTCGATCAATCACTTTTTTGAATGTATTTGCCATTATTTTTCCTTATGATATTCTCTACCGAACACACTCTGACCATGCCGATAGGTTTTGGCCTAACTGCCCGATTCTGCCTTGAATACTATCAATCGATTGCAAGTTAGCGACAGTTGTAACGGTTGTAACTGTTCCTGATTCAACTACAACGGTTCCGCGTTGCCGTTGAACTGACTTTTCATAGCCTCGTGGTGAGTCGAGAAGCTGAAGAACCACATTCATTAAATTGCGAACGTTTTCAACTCTCAGGGTCAATGGGTCCGTTTCAGAAATTGTAACTGGCAATGAATTTGCAGCCGTTACTGGAATTGGAGTTGTTGTTGAAACATCAGCAATTTTGACATTCAAGGGAGTAGTAGTATCTACAGATACGGGCATCGGGTTAGAACTTGATACATCAACCGCAGTTCCATCATCTCCAATCCCAATTTTTACTCGCTGATGCAATACGCCGCCAATATCATCAGCTGCAACTGTGGCTCCAGCCCCTGGTGTGTATCCAACATTATCGGCCATTAGCTAATCCCTCTTATTTGTGCCATGACTTGCTCTACTTCGGGCAACAGTTCTTCTGCATCCTCAATAATGACCATTTTATTACCCATCTCATCAATGCCAATTCTGCCAACCCGCTTAGTCTTTTTAGGTGCAATTGTTTTAAGCTGCGCAGCCTTATCAAGTTGCATTTTTAACTGTTCGCGTACATGCCGTAAGTCCTCGGCCCGTCGTTCTCGTTCGTCAGCAAGGGCAATTTCTTGCCGTTTTAACTCTTCCTCTATAAGTTGCTTTTGAGCCTTTAGCTGCAATTCTGCCTCTGCAATTGCTTTTTTCTGCTCTAATTCGATAAATCGAGTATCAACTTGTGCCTGTTGCGGCTGCTGCTGTTGAGCTTGCATCTGCAATTCGGCATCCGCTCTTTGCTGTTCAGCGGCTTGCGCTTGCATTGCCTGTTCAGCCTGTTGAGCTTGCATTTGCCGTTGCTGCTCTTCAATGGCTTTTTGCTCCTGTCGAGCCTTCTCCATTTCGCCTTCTACTTCAGAAAGAGCTTTTTCAAGCTTGCCCCTTACCTCTCTACCCGCCTCAAACTGGCTTGTAGTGTAAAGGGTTATTTCGTTAATCACTGGCATCAACTGAGGTATCGCTTGAGCGTGTGGAAGTAAAACGTTGAATAAATTACCTAGTGCATTAGTTAGGTCAATTGCAGATTGTTTTGCAGCTTCTTGGTCAGCAAAGGTCGTAGAATCTGTCTCGATATCAATGCGATAATCACTTTGCGTGTCATTGCGAAGTAGGTCAATTACACCGCCTAAATACTCTTCTATTTCAGGGTCGTTAGTAACGCCTGCCATCTTTATCATGGTTTGCGATTGAAAGTGATTCTTAATGACTTGCGCTATGAGCGCGACCACATCGCGGCAAAACTTGGCAACCTTTCTTTGCCTTTCGCTAATTCGACTCATCGCGTACTGAGTCTTGATTTGTTGCGCCCCTAGAGTCTCAGAGGCTCTAGAAGTACCGCGCACAATGTCAGAGATACCCGTGATATCGTAAATCTGCTGCTTTTCTTGCTCCATCGCCTCATGCAGCACGCGCAAAATCGCTGCATGGTCGGCCATTGAAAGTACTTCCAATGCGCTCTTTACGCCGCCCTGTTGGAGGTACATCTGGAAGTTAGAAAGTTGAATGTGTGTGCCGTTTGGCTTTTTTAAGATGTTATCTAATTCGGGGTTTTCGCTTCCAGAGATTGAAACAACCTTAATGTATCTCGCGATATCTTGGGCTTTTTGGCAGAGCTGATTAAGCGTCTCTTGCTGGTCTTGGTAGAAACAAATATCGGGTCTTGGAATAAGTCCAGTGGTCAAAGTAGCAAAGAGGGGCTCAGGGCAGGGAAAGAACTCATCAAAGACAAGGTAAGGTTCATCTTCTTTTAGGACCTCATTATGCCCTTCGGCTAACCAATAGACCTTATTTGAGTCCTTGCACCAAACCTCATAAACGCAAATGCGATTCTTATTTATTTCCTTCTCGCCTTCTTCCTGCGCCGCTTCCTCCGAGTTGCGATAATTAATGTAAGCATCTTCCCCGAATTTCTCCTTGAACTCTTTTTTGGTTATATGGGTCTTTCGGGCTACTTTGCGTACTTCCGCCCACGTTCTTGCTGGCTCAAACAGCAGATCCGTCCAATGAATGTAATCGACTACGCATCGCTCATCGACAAGCGTTTCAACGGGCTCGCCGTCGACGTAGTACCCTTCATCATCTTGCTTTACAAGGCTAGGGTCTACAGGTTGCCCCATCTTATCGACGTACTGTTCTTGGCCTTCTGGTGCTTCTGGATACGTTTCAGGAGCTTCACCTGCTTCGGGGGCTTCTGGCCCTTCCATTTCCTCGCCCATCTCCATTGGAGGCATACCAGGCATTTGGCCTTGATAAAGGGCAGGGGACTCCACCTCTTGTACTCGAATCTTAGGAACCTCTACGCCTATCTTTGGCTCGTAACGTACCCATAAGGCACCTTGGCCTACCACCAAGTAATCATCAACGGCTCTCGATACGGCAGCATCGAACCCCGACACTTCCACCTGAAAGCGTGTGCAACGCTCTAGAATCTGGCTTCCTAGCCGAGCCGTAACGTCCCGAGTAGGGTATCGCCTAAATATTTCCGGCTTAGGAGGTTGCGCGTAAAGAGCGGGTTTTAGGGTATTAACAATCGACCAAAACACGTTTAATTGTGCTGGTCTTTCGCAGTATTGACTAAAATCTTCTCCGGCATACAGCTGCTCGCTGCGCCTTGCCATCTCATAATAACGGTCACGCGCCTTTTTCCACCGTCTTATCTCGGTGTGCAGGGGATGCTCTTTGTCCTTATCGTCGCTTTCGTACTCAGCCATTTAAGAATAAACCCCGCAAAGGTTGCCCTTTTTAACCACAGACAAAACAAGAATACTCGATATTAAGTAAAAAGGGGAAGAGGGCTTGCTTAAGGTCTACTATTCGACTAAAGTTTTTGTAGATACATACCAGCTTCATAGCTCAAAATGGCGTGGTTACTACCTAACTGCTCCGAACCCTGCAGGATACTCAATAAAAGTATAACTTGGAGTCTGCAGATATCGTGCTGGCGATACGAACCAAGAAGGAACAGAAGCCTTTGGACATTTCCGCTTCTGTTAGAGTGCCCGAAGGCTAACAAGACACGGGGACAACACTCTCTTCGATGAAAGACCGCGTAAAGGGGCACTGGAGGCTACCCTACCTTGAAAGAGGTTGCGCTTGTTAGCTACGGAAAGGCGACGCTGGCTCCGAAATCGTGCCAAAAGTCATTTAATCGTAGAATTTTCCCTTAGATGGGAAAGTTCTACTCACAGCTCAGCTCCACCAAAATCGTTTTCCTTTAACTCTTAAACTAGTCGCTAACTGAGACGAAAAAGGTGACAGTAAAGATGAGGTTGCCAAAAGAGGTCAAAAAGTGAGACTCTACCAAGGAATGGGTCTGTAAACGTCAGTGAGTTTGGAAATTGACTCAAAGGTAGCGGCGTGGTCAGGCCCATTACTTTTTCATATCCGCCACCGATTGCTCACATCGTCCACCGCCTCCACCAAGTCCGAGTAAGTCACGGCGTTCGGGTCTCGGCGTTTCTTCTTGTCAAACCGTGGGATTATTGGCCATTGCATTGCTATGTAGCGGACAACATCAGCGCAATTATGGACAATGATTCCGCCTAAGATGGAGAAGTTTTCAACGTCGGGGACGTGCAAACAGTAAACGTCAGCTTGCCCTACTTGGTTTACGCTGAGGCATACCACGTCGCTTGTTTGAGCTAGCTTTAGCGGCACACTCTTTTGAGCAGGTGATTTTTCGTGCGTATCTGTTGCAAATAAAGGTTGTCCCACACTCTGAACATCCCCTCGATTCGTCGTCAAATCCCTGTATTCGTCGCCATTTGCTCTTACAGTTATTGTGGCAAAACTCGGCTTTTTGATGCCCAAGGAAAGATTTACTGCAATGTTTGCATATCTTTTTATGGTCTTTTGCATTCTGTTTAGCGTAGCAGTCATTCCAATAGTGCTCCCTGTGCCACGCACGACCTTCTTCAGATTTATGCCATTCTCTGGCCTTATCTCTTGCATGTGTTGCAAGGTACTTTCTACTTTTTGCTTTGCGCTCTTCTTCTCGCATGTGTAACGACATGTGAGCTGTCTTTTCAAGCAATTCGAGGTTGTCCAATCTATTATTTGACTTATCCTTGTCCTTATGGTGGACATGCCACCCCTTTGGAATAGGCCCATGAGCACATTCCCAAACCGCCCTATGGAGTCGTAGGCCATCTCTTTGAAAGTAATGCCCGCAAAGGTAGAACTTAATTCCGTTGAACTCTTGAGTTGTGTTGTTGATGATTGTTGGTTCCATATGCCAACATGGTAGCATATCTCACCCGTAAAATCACTAGCATTTATCCATTTTGCATCTTTATTTAAAAAGCTATGGTCTGGTGTGCATCGAACTTTTTGACCATTGCTAAAAACCAATTCAACAATCGGCACATTCTTTTGCTTTAACCCGCAATTTATGTAATCGCGAACCCCTTGAGCTGTATAAACCTGTCCAGCTTTTGGCATTTCATCAATGCGCATCGGCCCGTTTGCCGTATCAACCAAAGTATCGCCCGTAAAGCAGTGATCGGCCCCTTGCGTATCCACGTCCTCCGGCCTTCTATCATCGTGCTGCAACATCGGAAAGGTTCGAAGCAAATGCTTACAGCCCCTCGTAAACAGCAAACTCCTCTCCCTTAGCCTCATTCGTATCTGGTTCCAGCCTGGAATCCTAGATTTATCGCTTCTTGAGAAGTAAACCCCAGCAATCGCCAACGCATCGGCAATACTTTGGCCCCCGTGGTTCTCAAATATCTGGTTATCAGCAGGCCCTGGCTCAATTCTTCTCTTAATAGTTGATTCTCGCTCGGTAATCCCGTCTCGGATGTCAACAAGGGACATCTTTAACCCCTCATCCTTATCATTCCCGCCGTACCATTCCCTTAAAATGATAATTGAGCCTTTTTTGATGCCCCTCCAATCCTCTCCAGCATAGGTGTACCAGAGCACGGCAAAAGGATGATAAGTCCCATGGTCATACGCCCTATAGATCTTCCAGTGATTCGGAATATCATCAGGGTCAATCGCATCAATAACATGTTCTTGGCTAAACTCCGGAAAATAAGCCCCCGCCACAACATCCCAATCCCCATGCAAC